ACATCTCTAAACTTTTGATATTCTTCTTCGGTTGCACCAATACACATTGCAACGTGTTCTACTCTTTTATCATAGATATCAAGTACATTATTTCCACCATACATATCTGGATCAAAGTATTCTACTAATGCGTGAGTATGGTATGTTTTAACCAGACAAGTGAACATCTTTTCGGTTGCAAGAATATCTGCAATTTCCATAGTACCAACACCATCCATATTGGAAGCCATAATTGGTATACCATAGAATCTTCTATCAGATCCTTTTGCATTTCTAAATTCTAGTTGTCTGGTTAATTTTACTTGTTTTCTTGATTTAAGAGTTGATCTTTTTGGTCTAATTAATACATCAGAAAAATCTAGTTTGGTATCTTCTTCTATAATCATTTTTACCTCATATTGTATATGTAATATTCTTTTTTATTGATCACAGTAGTATATATACCATCTACAGTTCTAAGATAATTTCTATATCTTCTAAACCCAATTTGTTTACCCCAACCCAAATAGTTTGATATAGTTTTAGTGTCCACTATTTTATTTCTTTTTATAAAATCAACTATGTCATCTTTTTTATCACCAGATTTTATAACATCACTTAATTGATTTTCTATCGCACCATTTATCATATTATTAAATGGTTTTATTCTATTACTCCAAATATGAACCTTTGAACAATGGTCTAATGCAATTTGAGATTGTTCATTTCTCCAATCATTATTATCTAACATACGATTTAATAAATCAATTGCTTGTGAGTTTTTTGAAAATCCAGTTTGCATCTTATTACCAAACAATTCACCAGTTTCAGAGCCTATTTCATAAACATATGGTATTCCTCTACATAACCCATCTTGACTTGACATTGCCCACCTTGTACCACCATGAAACCCCACTCTGCAATTAGTTAATTTTGCAATATATTCATCTCTATCTGATGGCCCATAGTAATCAAAAAATGAAATATCATCAAATGATTTTTTAACTAACGCTTGTCCAGCTGGATCAATCATTGAACAAAATACTTTAAAATCTTGTCTTTGTTTTCTTAACTCTTGTATTATTTTAACAAAGTTCTGCCAACCTCTATAGTTTTTAGTTCTATGATTAAACACTATTACCTTATCAGTATCAGTTTTCACTGACTTAGATACTTTGTTAGGTTCAATACCAAGATATAAAGGTATCATAATATCTGATAACTTGTCAATAGTTTTTTGAGAGTAGTATTCCCTTGCTTCATCTAATATTGCATCTATTTGTGTTTGCGTATTGAGTCCACACTTATCCATTTGCAACATACCTGTAATATTATTATGATAGAAAGTTGTTTTCCATTGTGGAGCAAACTCTTTATTCTCTATCCAGTGAGAATATCCTATCACTGGTATATCTTGAGAGAATATATTATGACAATGATTTTTTAAATTAGTGGTCTGTTCTGGTAGATGACTCCACAATATATCCATTTCTATTTTCTTTGCATTGAGTAACTCATTCCATTGAAAAAAATCATAGTGAGCTCTCATTGCATTTGGAAAACTAGGAAGTTTTATTATATACTGTTTTGTATTATAAAAATCTAATCGTTTACAATATTTGGTAATTGGTAAATGAAAGAATAAATCATCTCTAATTTTATTCAACTCTCTTATCACATTTTCCATCACCAATACATAACTATCTTTCTCCAAGTTAGATGCAGACGTAATGTTTGGTGCAACTAATATTTGATACGTAGATTTATTTACTTTAGATAAATCTACATCATTATCTAAAAATTGTTGTAAACTCAATTTCTACCTCACAATGTCAATTTTATTCATAGTATCTTTGTTCCAAACCTCAAGTTCTTTACGAACTCTACCATCTGCAACAATATTATTATATCGTTTAGTTGCAAGTTTTTTCCACCATGTAATTACATTTTCAAGTTCAAACCTATCATAATTTTCTGCTTTTGTTAAGGTATTTGTTTTACCAAGTAATACATCTCTTGCATTTTCATATCCATATGTTGACATATAAAATCTTTTATTGGTTGTAACATCACTTGCCTTTGCAATTTCATTAGAAAAAAGTTCAAATGCTTTAGTGTCATGTTCTTTAAGTGAAGATTTAATTATACCAACCATCTTAGTTTGCATCTTTAACTTTCTACTAGATGCACCTTTATGTATAAGCTCTTCACCACCATTCTTTTCAGTAAACCAATCTTTTAGTTCTGGATATATCTCTTCACCAAGTGTTAGTAAAAACTTGGACTCAGTATCACCCTTGTATCTTAAATACGGACGCATACCATCATACATAGATGCACCCTTGATATTACCATATAAAGATGTAGTTTCAAACAAACAAAACTCTGTATCATATTTGTTATTCAACATTCTACGAGTTGCATGGGAACAACAAATAGCTGCAAGTAGTTTACCACCCAAACAATTAAAACCAAATGGTTGTACAGGAACAATATTAAATCCCATAATTGCACGCTTGTTAAATATATCAAGGTCTGGAACACCACCAAGATAATCATTTCTTGGTTTAGAGTTTATAAGAGGTGAACCATAACGAATAAATCCAGCTACAGTATTTGTATTTGTTTCCTTAACAACTACCTTTAATGTTTTGCCTGGATTTTCATCTGGACTAAATGATGCAGTTTTTTCAAGTAAAGTATCAAATAACTTTGTAGGTATCTGTACAACTTCAAAATTCATATCTTCTGGATGCATATCAAAGTTTTGGAACAAGTCATCTTCCAAAGCCATGCCTGGTAATGGTGCTGGTATATTTTTTACTCTTTCAATTTTTCTTGCACGAAAATAATCATCAATACGATTGAAGTCTTTGAAATAATTCATCAACTTTTGTGCTACATAAATTGCATCTTTACGTTCTAATATCAACTAAAGAAATCCTCAAGTGTGGTTTGCTTTCCATAAGAACGATCAATGTTCCAACCAATCTGATCCATAATAAAAGTCAGAGGTTCAACAAAGGCCTTCTCGTACTGCATATCATAATCTAAATATTTGTGAATGTCAAGTTCTTTTGGTAGTTTAGTAAAGAAAGATATAACATTAGATGACATAGGATTTGGTGTTCTTATGTTTAGAAATTTAATCTTGTCACCCTCTTGTATTAGAGGATATTTGTTTGTAAGTTTTTTCTCTCTTAAAAAATGATTATACAATATTGCACCTTTACAATGCATAGGACAGCCTTTCTTAAATATTGCATGACCACTACTCCATTTACCTAAACCATTTACTGATCTTGGAAATGCAATCTCTTCTGGTGGAAGTTTCATAAACTCTTCACGAAACTCTTGAATAAAATTGTTTACATCTTTTTCAGTTCCACTCATAATAATCTTAACTGCATCTTTCATCTTCTCACGACAAGGTGCAGGCGTAGATGACTTAACCATCTCCTGGCCCATAACTTTAAGTTGTGGTTCTTGATAACGAACACCCTCAACATCCCATGCGTTTAGAATATATCTTTTCTTTGCTGTCCAGATACCTTTATCTGCGATCACTTCTCTTTTCATTTGCATCTTTTGGTCATATGCATTTACATAATCTGCAAGTTCTTGATAAGACTTTTCGATAAATGGTTCTATCTTCTCACTTGCAATCTTGTCTAGAAAGTTTATAATTCTTTGTGTATCACTACAGCCTTTGAACACATGACTTACAATCTCATCAAATCTGATGTAAACAGAATCTGTATCTGATGCAATCACATAATCTTTATTACTTGTTTTGAGAACATTATTAATGTACTCGTTTAATTTTCTTTCGATCCATCTGATACTCAATTGACCAGAAGTTGTAATACCCTCTGCAATCATAAGTTCATAGTATCTAAACCATTCGTTACCAATCGCACCATAAGCAGAGTTCAGAGAAATCTTACGAGCCATCTGAATATTATTAAACCTAGATATGTCTTTGAGATACTTTGGATCTTTTGTATCTTCATACTTCTGTTTTGCATCTAACATTTTCTTCTTGTAAATAGTACGATCATCATACATATCTTGCATCATCTTTGCAAGAAACCCTTGTTTATCTTTTCTAAACATTGCACCATTCGGAGTCAATGCATAGTTAGTTCCCTTGAAAGAATCCAAACCAGTTTTCTTATTAACCAAATCATCAATAGGATTTTTACCTAGATTAACAGTTTTATCTACCAATGTTTCTGGTGATATATTATACTGCATAATTAGATGTGGATACAAACTGTTTAAGTCAAAAGATAATACCCATTTGTGTTGTCCTACTTGAGGCTCTTTCACATATGCACCAACATACTTTTCAGATTTATTCTTTGTTGATGGTTTCTGTGGTATAACAATATTATTTTTAAGTAGATGATTGTATATAAGAATATCCCAATACTTAACAGATGTAAATGAATCAGACATATTAACTTTAGCCTCATAAGTCATAGTCAATATAAGATCAATCAATTTCATCTTATCATCAATACGATCTACAAGTTCAACGTCTTGAATATTATAATCTAAGAATGATTGATAATCTTTTGTATACCAATCACGAAATGTTTCGTATGGGTTTTCATCTTTACGTTCACCTAGTTCAACAAATGCAATATGATCTAATCTATATGACTCTTGTGCAGAATAAGTAAACTTACGATATAGTTGTAAATAATCTAACTCCTCAACACCAACTATATCATATACTTGATCTTTCTTACCAAATCCACTATTGACTAATCTGGAACTCACAATACCCCAAGGCGAGAGTTTACGAACTGCATCTTCACCAAGTACAGTATTGATACGATTACATAGATATGGAATATCAAAAAACTCTGTATTCCAACCAGTAATTATATCTGGATAGTCATGTTCCCACCAATTTAGAAATTGTATAAGAAGTTCTCTTTCGTTTTGACAACGAATATATTTTACATCTTCTCTGTCATTATGATACTCATGTAAACCCCAAACAATAATCTTACCTGTGTCATGTTTCTTGACAGTAATAGACAACATAGGTTCAGCAGCTTTATCTGCATTTGGAAAACCATTTTCACATTCAACCTCAATATCAATCGTTACAATTCTAAGTAATGATGTATCATATTGTATTTGATTGGGATATGTTTCAGATATGTATGAATATGGAAACTGTGTCATACCACAAACTAAATGTGGTTGACTTTCATATTGTTGTACAAACTCTTTTGCTTCTTTGATTGTAAGAAACTTCATTGGATTGACATTACGATTATCCAATGTTTTCCAATTAGTTTCTTTTGTTACAGGAACAAATAGTGTAGGTTCATACTTTACTTTGAAGTTTGAACGAACACCATTCTCAACTGCACGAACTAATAAATGATTACCCCACTGGGCAACATGAGTATAAAATTTCATAATATAGTTGTATCACTTTTTATTGTATTTGTCAATCAATCTCTTCAAATAAATTTTGTTGTTCTTCAAACAAATTTTGTGGTGCAGTTTCATCTACAAAATACTTATCCAACATTTCTATTTGGTCATGGTATCTTGCAACTACATCAAGTTCTTTTTCTATTTCTTCAAGAACATCTGCGTTTCCTTCACCACCAATTCCAGCTGCATTTCTAAAGTAGACTTCGACATTCATAGCGTGTTTTGCTATATGACCTTTTGCATGGTCTTTCATGGCTTTAATCATCTTATCTCTGAATTTCATAACGACTCCTAATCTAGTTTTTTCTTCCCTATGTTATATTTTGTTTCCAATGTCCATTCATGTTTTTCTTTAAAAGAAATAACTTTGATTTGTGACAATGGTGCTTTTGGTTCACTATCACCAATTATTTCAACCAAACCCCAATCACTTAAAAGAGATGCAATAGAGTTTCGTCTAGATACATCATTCTCTGAAATGTTTGTACCTTTACCATCAAGTGCAAATAGTTCTTTAAAATGCACTATGAAATATCTACCTTGTTTGTGAAGTATGTGACATGATTGATATAGTTTTCTCTCTTTACGAGATGCAACACCAATCCTAGATAATGTTTCACGAACCTTTAGAAAGTCATCTGGTTCTTTTAGTTTTACTTCTAGCATCTTATCTTGATGCCATTCAATATTGTTCATTTTCTTCCACCTTTACTCAAACTATCCTTGATAGTTTTTATCTGGTCATTACTAAGTATCTGAAGAGCAACTTTAGCCTTTTCATTACTATAACCATAATATTCTTTTATAAACTCCAAGTCTTTTATTTTACTACCTCGTACCCAAGGCGCATACCTATTTTTAGGTCTAATAGTATTTAGTAAAAAATCATATTGTAGTTTATTCTCAAGGTGATGACGCATATTGATTTCATTCACAAACATAATTGTATCATTAAATGGTGCAATACACTTATTAATAATATAAGGTGAATACTTCTTTTCCCACATAGGATCATCTGAATCCATCAGATTTTCCTTTGTTTGATTGATACTTTTTAGATACTCTTTAAGTTCATAACTCATTCTTTTATACCCATACGTTCTAAGTATTCTGGATATAAATCTGGATTTCCAGTACCACCAGTACCATCTGCTCCAAAATTACATCTTGCAACAACTAATAGAAACAGTATACTTCCATAAGCTATGTATTTACTAAATTTAATGAATCCGACATATGCTTCTTCTGCTTGTTTCTGTGCAGTTTCTTTTACATCATTACTCATTTAAACCTCACTTGTGACATTATTTCAATCATAAACGCAAGCATATTAATCTCTTGGTCTGCAACAAAAGCTGACTTGTAAGAATAATCTGCAACTGCAAGAACCATATGTGGAACTGTATTAGGATCAATTTCATCATACAATGTATCATAAACTTTTCGATACATTCTAGATGGATCATTATCCAGATTATTTGCAACCCATTTACGTATGGATTTAAAATCTTTATCTTTTAGAAAAGATACCAGATCTCTCATGTTTGTTTCTGATATATTTACTAGAATACCAGAATCAATTGTTCCAGACGCAGAATATCTTTGTAGTTCATTTAGAACTCTTCTCCAATCTGGAAAGTATTTTTCTACAACACTAGCAACAGCCTTTGGTTGAAACTGAACATTCTCTTCTGTCAGAATAGTTTGAACTCGTTTAAAGAACTCACCAGCAAGTGTTGGTTTAAGAGAACTTGGAATACGAAATTCAATCACAGAACATCTACTGTGTAGTGGTTCTATAATACGATTCTTAAAGTTGCAAGTAAGAATAAATCCACAATTCTTATGAAACTCTTCTATGAACCCACGCAAAGCAGGTTGAGTTGATTGTGGATTTAAATAGTCGGCCTCATCTAGAATTACGAACTTTCTTTTACCATCCATAGAAACAGTTGAGGCAAAGTTTTTGATTTTATTCCTTAGAACATCAATACCAGACTCTTCAGAACCATTTATCATCATGTAAGTTGCATCTAGTTCTTTCAACATTGCTTTTGCAATTGTTGTTTTACCTACACCAGGCCCACCAGATAACAACAAGTTTGGAACATGACTCTCATTTACAAATGTTTGAAAAGTTGTTTTGAGATCATCTGTAAGAATACAATCACTTATTTTGGATGGACGATATTTCTCCACCCACAAAATCACATCATTCATTATATATACTCCTAAGACTTATGATAAACTAACAGTAACAGTTACTAATGTCAATACAATAATTGCAACTAACAATAGTATAACTGGAAATTTACTAAGCATTAGGAAGCCTCAAGGGCAATAAAGTATTCAATATCCTTTGATACGTTTTTGAAGTGTGATATTCCTTTGTTGGAAACTTGTACTTTGTAGTCACCATTTAAAAGTTTTAGGTTTTCAACTTTAAAGAAATGTGAAAATGTACTTGATGAGTTTTCACCAACTTTCATACTAAAATCATTTGATGTATCATTCTTTCGATCTGTTACGACAAGATTAATATCACCACCGACAGTTCCTTTTACTTCAACATCTGGTGTACCAAGAACAGCTGATGCTTTCATTATTTGATTAAAAGTATCTTGTGTAAATGTAAACTCAACATCTACAGAAGGCATAGTTATATCTGTCTTTGGTGATGTAACAATAGATGGATCACTAAAGAAATAGTTAAGAGAACTTCCACCACCCTCTTCATCTAACTTTACACTTTTTTCAGAAAAGTTAAGTGATGGTTTTTTAAATAAAGAAAGTGCAGATAAAAATTCATTCAAATCATATATCGCAAATTCATTTTGAAATGTGTCTGGTATCGTTGCTTTTGCAACAATGTTTTTCATTGCAGACATAGTTCCAATCACATTACCACTATTAACCATTAAATTTTGATTAATAGAGGAGAAGTTCTTTAAAACTTCTTTTGTATCATTACTAAGATTCATGTTCACTCCTTATATTTGTCATGATTATAGATTGCCATTATACCATAATGTACTATTTTAAACAAGTCATTTCTATTTCGTCCTTGTTTTTTTCCATATCGTTGTGCGTATTTCATCACATTTCCGATACAAAAACCCTCGCCATGGCCGCTGTCCATGATAAATTCTGATGCTTGAAATTTGTTGTGAGAATAATGTGCATCATATGTTTTGTCTACATACGACTTTAATTCGTTAAGTATTTGTTCTTCATTATAACGATATTGTGGTTTTTTCATAATATAAATCTCTCCATTTTCACATACTATAACATAAAAAAGTGCCTCTGTCAAGAGGCACTTTCAGATAACAATTACTTGATATCAATTAAACGAGGTTTCTTTTCCTCTGGTATTACTCTTTCTAATTGAATAGAAAGCATACCATCTTTTAATGAACCACCCTTTACAACAATATCATCTGCAAGAGTAAATTTTCTTGTAAAGTTTCTTGTTGCAATACCACGATAAAGTTTATCATCTTCATCTTTTGATTCTTTAACAGATTTAATTGATAAGACGCCTTCTGCGACTTCTACCTCAATATCATCTTTACCATATCCTGCCAAAGCCATTTCAATAGTAAAGTTATAGTCACCATCTTTCACAATATTATAAGGTGGAAAGCCTGTTGATTCTGCTTGATGATTTGCATAATCCCACAATCTATCAAATTGTCGATCAAATCCAACTGCATAAGGTGTTAAGTGATTTACGTCAAACGCTTGAAGTGCGTTTCTAAAAGTGCTTAAATTTGTCATATTGTTATCTCCTTTATTAAGCAAGATTAATGTGATAGACCTAAAAGCATCTATCACTATTATTTATATAGGGATTAACTTTAAGAAGTCAACCCCTATACAAAACTTTTTTAAACTTTTTCTGCGTACTCAAGAGCTTTGTCTAGAGCCTTTAGTTTAACTTTTCTGTTTCTACCATACCATGCAGATGTTAACCTACCATCAGTACTTCTACCTTGTAAGTGATCTGTCATATGAGTTACAGAATTAAATGCTTGCCACCATGAACCTTCTGCAAACTCAGCACCAGGCTGTTCTTGTAAATTTTCATGAGCAAGTTTTGCATTTCTAGATGTAAAAATCTTATCATCTGATTTTGCAGGCGAACCAAATACTTCATTGAAGTAGTTCACCACATTATCTGCACTATATCTTTTAGATCCAAGAAACTCAGCCATTGACTTGTACTGTTCCATCTTTTCTCTTGCAATACCTAGTGCATCCTTAACCTCATCTTCATTAAACTCTTTTCTATGATTAACAGTAATCATACTATCAGACTTTGCAGACAATGATAAAGTTAAAGTATTATTACAAACAACACGAATTGGTGTCATTCTAATATTAATTGCTTTTCCAAACTGATGTGGATTGGTGAACAGAAAGTAATTCTCTGTAACATCACCCTTGAATAACTCAAAAGATTCGTTTGTTTTTGCAAGTGCCCAAACTAACTGACCATCTTTGAGTGATCCTGCTGTGTGCATTTCCATATCACCAGCCATTACATACTCTTGGAAAAAGTTAAATGCTTCAGAGTTCTGAACTGGATTCCAACCAGAACCTACAGTATCTAAAACTGTATTATCAGATGTACGAACTAGTGCTTGTTTGTTAGGTATTTTAACACCATTGACAGTATACATATCTTGTTTTTCAACTGTCCAATCTAGTCCAGCAACTTTTTGGAATTGGTCTGGTGTAATATCACCTTCTACTTTAGTGCCAAGTCCATGCCATGGCAACGCACCGACATATGCCATTTGTGCTTTTCCATCTACTATTTCTAATTCATGAGCCATTATATATATTTCCTCTCTTATTTAATTGACTATAGAATCACTATATCATGTTATGAGAACATTGTCAAGTCATTTGACTTTTCTATTCTTTCTTTCGCTTTATCAAAATATTCTTTACTTAACTCTATACCTATAAATTTTCTTTTGGTATTTTTACTTGCAACTCCAGTAGTTCCACTGCCCATGCAATTATCTAATACAGTTTCACCCTCATTAGAATATGTTCTAATTAGATATTCCATAAGTGCAATAGGTTTTTGTGTTGGGTGAAAACTATCCTTATCTAAACCAAACTCAATAATCTCAGATGGATAGTTTGTGTATTTTTGTTCATACTCAGTTTCGTGAAGTAGTTTATTTCCTTTACCCATGTGTTCTACATTATGAAGAAACTTACCCAATCTTTTTGCATTATTTTTTTTAATTATCTTTTTTTCGATAAGACCTTGTGGATTATAAGTCATACCATTACCAGACTTAAATGATGCACCACTAGCACCAGCAGAGGAAAACACAACAACATCTTCTGTTTGTTTCATGGGTCTATGATTTGCAAGTAAAAATCCAGTAGTCTTATTCTTTTTCCATATCCATTCGTATTTGAACCAATCAATATTACTCATTATTAATTGACTAGTAAAAGGTTGGTCTGAAGTTAAAACTACTGCACCTTTAGGTTTTAATATTCTTTTATATTCTAACCATAGCTTATCTAAAGGAATAACAGTATCCCATTTTAATAATCTATCACCACCAGTTCTATCTGTAGTTCCATATGGTAGATCACATAAAATTAAATCTACTGAAGATTCATCAATACCACTCATTACTTCTAAACATTCACCATTATAAAGTTTTATATTACTCATACTTAGAAAAAACCTTACATATCAATTCAACATATTTATCCAATTCTTTTTGACTATATCCATTATCAAAATAATTATACTTATCAGCTCTACGAGAATGACCAGATAAATTTATATTATAAATCTTATCTCCATAACCATGTATGTATTCTGAAGTAGTTTCTGTTTTTGATGTAACATCTCTTGCAAGAGAGGTAAACAAAAAAACAACATCTTCACTAAGATGTTTATTTACATGAGGTAAACGCATGATGGTATTAACTACCGCTCTTTTTAAAGTATAAAATGGTTTATCTATCCATGCTCTGTTTTCTTCTATGAGGACAACCTTATTATCTATCCAGATATGATTATCCATTCTTTGGTCATCATATACTTCATTTTCATCTTTAAAATAATCTCCATTAATTTTAGACCTATCTTGTAAATTATAAACAGATAGTGCTTTATTAATTATTTTATGTGTTATTGACTCAAAACCTTCATTATCACCATCACCACTTGTGTAATTTTTAAGTGGTTTACCTTGACCACTAGGTGCGTTATCAAACCAATCACCTACTAACTTATTTGCATAAGTTTTTATCTTATCAATTTTGTCCATAATAATCTCTTAGTTAGTTAATAATAGAACCACTATATCATATTTCTGATAACATTGTCAAGAGAAAAATTCCATTAAAGGTGCAGTAACTTTAATTCTTGCATTTGCGATATCAAAGTATTCTTGTTCTTTTTCTATACCGATAAAATCAAAACCCTCATCTTTTGCAGCCATTCCTGTAGAACCACTTCCCATAAATGGATCAAGAACTGTACCACCTTTTGGTGTAACTAATCGACAAAGATATTTCATTAGTTCTTGGGGTTTTACTGTGGGGTGTGTATTCGTATCTGCATTGTTTCTTTCTTCTTGCGATACTTTTGGACAATAGAAATATCTTGCCCACTCTGTATTCAATCCACTATGCATTACATTTGCTGGAAATCTACCTTTTGATGTGACCTCTATATCTTTTGGTTTCCAATCATCATCATGCATTACTCCCAATGATGACATACCTTTATGTATTCTCTCCTCATCACCAACTCTACAACCATCAATATTAATACCACCAGTTCCATGTTTCAATACATTTTCTGCAATAGATTTTTCTAATAGAGGTTTTCTTGCCATCACAATAGGTTCATGTGCAGGCTTAAGTGCAGTTCCCCAACCTTTCCAATCGTTATTTACTTTATGTTCATGATTATCATTTTCTATATCAGAACTAAACATTCTACCTTTTGCATAATCTTTCTGACCAGTTGGTTCATAATCATCACCCATTCTTGTTTCTCTTAATGCTTTTGGTGTTGACTTTCCAGTTTTTTCTATTGCATCAATAGCTTTACCAATATTGTGTGATTTAGGAAATCCACTTCCATATATCCACATAATCTGGTCACGAATTTCAAAACCAGCATCTTCTATTGCAACTGCCATTCTATGATAATTTCTAGATGCAGAGAAAGCAAGTAAATGTCCACCTGGCTTCAGAAGTTTATATGCAAGTTCCCAAGTTTCTTGACGAAATGCAATATCTCCACCATCCCATTCTTTACCCATAAAACCTTTTGATGCTCTTGCAAATGCACCATCAGTTCCTTCTTGTGCTGGTGCAGAACCTTCTTTACCAAACCTTTCTACTATAGATGTAAGATGATAAGGTGGATCTGTCACTACAGAGTCTACTTGTACACCATCATCAATCAATCTTTGCATTACTTCAATACAATCACCATTATTTAACAACATGACTAAAGTTCCTATTCTTTTCAAATTTAATTGTACTTCTGAATTTATCGTATAGTATATCTTGTTTATGAGATATGACAAAGACATTCTGGTCACTAAATGTATTCAGTATCTTCAGAAAATCATCTGTACCAGTTGTATCTAATGAACTGTCAAATATTTCATCTAGTATAAGTAGATTAGTATTTGTAGAGTTTTTCATCTTTGCGACAGCTCTCCAAGTAAACAA